ATGTGGTTGTGCGCGGCGTGGGAGGCGTTGTCGTGAGCCTGTTTACCGCCAGCGGCAGCCTGCCACGCCACCAGTACGTCTCGATCAGCGGCGCGTTCCTCGGCTACGACGCCGACGAATGGCTGCAGGCGGTCTGGTTCGGTTTGCACAGCCATCCTAGCCGCGCGTGGGGCTGCACGGTGCTGCTGGAGTGCGGCGCGGTCTACCGAGACCTGCCGCCCCATGCGCTAGCGTTCTGCGACGACCCGCCGCCCTGGACGATCAATGACGCGCAAACATGGGACTGCTACGGCCCGCAGTTCTCGCTGCACATCTACGACTACCTCGACGGCCTCGATGGCATCGTGCGGGCGGCTGATGACGAGCTGGCCGCCGACTATCTCTTCACGGCCATCCCGGTGGGCGACGCTTACACGCACGCGCCGGCGCAGGCGAAGGAGTTCATGTTCATGCGGACCCAGCACGGTCGCCTGACGATCCAGCCGACCAACCGGGTGCTGTTCCGCGACGCCTCGTTCACGACGAATCTGGAATGGCGCAAGCTGCGGCGCTCGGAGGCGGTCTATTCCTGCGAGGGGTGACGCGCCAGCGACGACGCCTCCTTACGCACGTTCTCGACGCGAGCCCACCAGCCTTTGCCGAAGGTCGGCCAAGTTGGCAGCGATCGTAGGAACACGAGGCGCAGGTTGCAGATCTCGCCGATGACCGTCAGGGCGTCTGCGTCAGACACCGCCGCCAGCGTTTTCGGCCCAATTGACCCATCCGCAGCGATGCCGACGGCCTCCTGCAGTGCCTTCGCCGCCCGGCCCGGGCCGCTGTTTACCGCGTAGTCCATAACCGCCAGATCGATGCCGGCCGGCAGGTTGTCGCCGCGGATCTTGTCCCAATACCGCTTGCGATAGAGCGGCTCGACCATTGCCGGCGTCAGCGCACGCATGGCGGCCTCGTCGACTGGGTGGCCGACCCATTCCTCCCAAACCCGTTGCGTGCCGCCTAAGTTCGTGCGGCCGCCGGGGTCGCTTGGATGGTTGACGTATCCGCCCTCGTGCTTGAGGAGCGAGGCAAAGGCCTGCGGCCATGTTGCCGCGGTCACTGCTTGCCCCCGGCTAGCAGCTGCGTCTTCTGCTGCGACGAGCTTGACGAGCCGAAATAGTACGCCACGACCTGTTCGCATTTGGCGCTGACGAACCCGATCAGCGTGCCGACGGTAGTAGCCATCAACGGATCCTTCATCCCATCGACGTACCCGAGCAACACGAGGAACACCGTCGCCATGAACCCGGCGACCACGACGAACGCCAGAACCCGAGGCATCCAGTCGCGGACCTGCGCCTCGCGCCGCCTGGCGCTGTCGCGGTCCGACGCGGCGATCTTTTCAAGGTCTATGTCCAACTCGCGCATGCGAACGGCGAAGTCCTGGTCCGCCTGCTTGAGCGCCAGGAGCTGGTCGGGCGTCGCCGCCGCCATCGCCTTTGATACGTCCTTCTCGCTGCTGTCCGCCGGCAGCCCGAGCACGTCGGCGACGACCTTCATCGCCATGCCGCCGAGCGGCCCGCCGATCGCGGTCGCGATGGTCGGCGCGACCGCGCCCACGATCTTGAGCAGGTCCATTATTTATTCTCCAGTAGCGCGATGCGCTTGTCGAGTTCGGCTCGAAGCGCGCTTATTTCGTAGCGAATTGCAGCCCTTGCAGCCGCAGCGTCTGCAGCCATGTCGAGGCGGGATTTGTCGATCGCCGCCATGCCGCGCTCACGGTCTAGTGTCATGGCGGCGCGCGCCAGCGCAGCGTCACGTTCGACGCGGTCAATCTTGTCGTTCAGATTCTCGCGGATCTGCGCCATATCGATGGTTGTGCCCTGCGGCGGGATGGCCTTGTTCTCGGCGTTCACCACCACCGCAATCTTGCCCTTTAGGACGATGATCTCGTTGTGCGCGCTGCTCAACGAGGTCATGAGGTAAACAACGCAAGAGAACAAAATAGGCACGGCCGCAAACACGACCTTCTCGACAAGCGCGCTCTTAGAAGCGGATGCAGCCATCGCTTCGCTTATCGCAGCTTGCTTTTCCTCTTGCGTCTGCATCGTCAACCTTTTTTGTTCCAAAGATCAAACAGAGCCTTGACCTTCTCCTCGATCACGAGGACGCGCTGGTCTAGCTTCGCTAGCACGATCACGAGCGTGATGAACCCGATCGCAAGCGGCCACAGCTTAAGGACAGCTTCGAGCGCTTCCATCGATCACGCGGCGGGCTTTCGGAAGCGGCTGATGATGTGCTGAACGGTTTTCGTCTCGTAGACGCGGATGCCGGTCCAGATGATCGTGAAGACCGCCGCGAGCGAAGGGAGCCATCCAGCCACGGTAGCAACCGCAGTGCCAAACGATGCCGCGTCGATTGCGTGCTTTGTGGTCTCGTTCACGGTGCCACCTCCTGCTTGGGCGGACGCAGCGCAGAGATCTGCGCCTCGATGCCTTCAAGCCACGCCTTGCCTTCCGGCGTGAGCACAGCTTCGCGCAGTCGGCGGGGCGTAATCAGCGCCTCCAGGTTTCGAATCTCGTCGAACACCGTCGGGACATACGGCGTCACTGGCGGCTCGGGCTCCGGCAGCTCGACCGCGCCGAACGCCATGCGCTCGTCGTGGTTCATGGAGCGCAGCCAGTTGGACGGATACCGCACGCCGCCCATTTCGAACTCCTGGTCGATGCGGACGGTCTGGCCGTCGGGGAGTGCGTACCTCATGGGTTCACCTGCGAGTTATTTGGTTTCTTGTTCTGCACGAAACGCTTCCCAGCCGTCGCGGTCCAGTTGTTGGTCCCGCTGGCATTGTACGACGCCGACGAGGTCCGCAGCTTGAAGCCGCCCGCCGTCTTGTCGGCATCCGTCCCAAACGTCACGCCATTGCCGTTGATCGTCAGCGTGGCGGGGTTGCCATTGGCCCAGATGAATGGGCCGTCAGCGGCAGCATTGCCGGTGAAGGAGCCGCTGACCGTCACGGCTGCGCTGGTGACGTTCTGCGTGTTCAGCGCCTTGAAGCCGGTGGGCGGCGTGTAGGAGAAGGCGCGCTGGCCGTAATTCACGACGGACTGTGCCGCGCTCGACCCGTACTGAACGCACCAAGGACGCCAATTGATGTTCGCGGTGAACGTCTGCTTTTCGTTGGTTCCACCGGCTGGGTTGCCGCTGTCAAACCAAGTGCCGTTCTTTCCCATCCAGAACTTACCGGCACCAACGTCGAAAGCGATCATAATCACATCGCTGACTGCGAAAGTCATGGATGCGACGCCGCTTGTGTTGGAAACGCCAGCCGCTTCCGTAATTGGACGAAGGTAGGTATCGCCAAAATCACCATAAGCGACGCACCCGGTCCAAGAACCAGGGGCTCCAGCACCAGATGGATAGCTTTCCGTCTTACCAATCCCGAACGCGCAGCTCCTTCCAGAAGAAAACGTCGTAATCGTATATTCAAAATACCATTTTCCGCTGTTGACTGCGAACGAGCCGAAACGCTGGGCGTAATTAGCCGCTGAATGGTCGAACGTCATGTTCGCAGCGGACAGGGTTCCGATAGACGACGCCGATCCAACTGGAGAAAGGGCATCGAAAACCGCATAGTTCAGCGTCGGCGTATCGGTCATCTGGTCGAACGTCACGCCGCTCGTCACAGAGATGCCGCTTGGCGTGAAGTTGTTGTTGTTGCCGCTGCTGTCCTTGCCAATCGCAGTTGCGGTAGCCGCAGAGGCGTCAGCGAACTTCAGATAGAAGCCGTTGGTGCCGTAGGTGCCAGAGTATTTCTTTGGCACCCACACGCCGGTGGCGCTGTCGGTCTGGCCGAAGCTGCTGGGCGTCAGGGCTTGGCCGTCGATGAAGTTCACCTCGGCCATGTAGCCGTCGTAGATGTTGCCGGGTCCGGTAGAGGCTCCGAGGTTGTGGACGACTGTGTTGAAAAGATCCGTGTCCGCATTTTGAGCGGGAACCGAATAAGACGAAAACGTCAGGGCGGAACCATTCCACCACGCCTTGAGCCTGTCCGTGCTGGTTGCCTGCGTCGTATCGCGGGCAATGACAAGATGCCCCCACGCACTTGGATCGCGAAAAACCGCATTCGTCGTGCTGTCCAAGTTTCCAAATCGGATCATCATTGTGTTGGTAGCATTGAATCGAATGGCCTCGGTATTGCCAGCAGCCACGCCTAACGGGTCCATTGCTGAACTAATGTTGCCGCGCTTGATCCACATTGAGATTGTGGCGGTCTTCCGGTTTCCGGCACTTGCGGGCGTGCGGTTCATGTACGCGCTGTTGCTTGCGCGAAAGCGCAGCGAGTAGGGGATGGTATATGCGCTGGAAGAAAGCAGCAGAGCGTTCGCGGAGCCGGGGACAATCATGGCGTCACTTCACATCGTTGAGCATCGCCGCGGTGATGCGGCTCGCGCTCTCGACGTAGTAGACCAGGACGTCGACGGCGCCGGCGGTGG